ATATAGCTGAAGATATTATGGAAGAAATAAAAGAAGAGATTGACAATTTGGATGAGCCTAAGATACTGTCCAAGGAAGAAAATGTTGTCAAGGTAGACTTTGGGAAGAAACAATGAAACGACATGAAGCATATATGAAAGAGAAGATTGCCGAATCTAATGAGAGAGCAGGCAAGGAAGCCTATGGTAATGTAGTTGTGGACATGGTTAACAGCCCCCCACACTATAACAGTGCAGGAATAGAATGCATAGATGCCATACAAGCAGCCCTAACCCCAGAAGAATTTAGAGGGTACTGTAAGGGTAACAACCTGAAGTACACGTGGCGAGAACGCTACAAGAACAAAATAGAAGACCTAAACAAAGCCGCATGGTACTTAAACAAATTATTAAAGGTTCAAGGAGAAACCAAATGAACAACCAACTGCCCACTGTATATCAGCAATTCATCCACAAATCACGCTATGCTCGTTGGCTCGACAGTGACAGTCGCCGCGAACATTGGGGGGAAACTGTAGGGCGGTACATAGAATTTATGACTAGTCACGTTAAAGAAAAGTGTGGTGTTAGTATTCCCTCTGACGTTATCAAAGAGGTTGAGGAAGGGGTCTTGTCCCTAGGTGTTATGCCATCCATGAGGGCAATGATGACTGCAGGCTCTGCCTTATCTCGTGACAACATCTGTGGTTACAATTGTAGTTACATACCTGTTGACAATCCACGTTCCTTTGACGAGTGCATGTATATCCTGATGTGTGGCACCGGAGTCGGGTTCTCTGTAGAACGAGAGAACGTGGACAAGCTCCCTGTAATAAGCGACGCCATGAACGAGTCCGACACTGTTATTAAGGTAGCAGACAGCAAGCCGGGATGGGCAAAGGCGTACCGCGAACTGGTTGCGCTACTGTATGCAGGGCAGATTCCAACATGGGATGTATCAGATATTCGTCCAGCGGGTGCGCGGCTAAAGATTATGGGGGGTAGGGCTAGTGGACCGCAACCCCTAGTTGACCTGTTCAACTTTACTGTCAAGATATTCAAGAAGGCAGCAGGACGCAGACTATTTCCTATTGAGTGCCACGACCTCATGTGTAAGGTCGGCGAGGTAGTGGTCGTAGGGGGCGTTCGTCGCAGCGCACTTATTAGCCTATCTAATCTTAGCGATGACCAGATGCGCCACGCCAAAGCTGGTGAGTGGTGGGATGAACCCGACAAACAAATCTATCGTAATGGACAACGAGCCTTGGCGAACAACTCTGTTGCCTACAAGAGCAAGCCTGAGATGGGTACGTTCATGCGTGAGTGGCTTGCCCTGTACGACAGCAAGTCTGGTGAGCGTGGCATGTTTAATCGTGAAGCTGCTGACAAGCAGGTGGCTCGTAACGGCAGACGAGAGACAGGACACATGTGGGGTACGAACCCTTGCAGTGAGATAATCTTACGCCCATACCAGTTTTGTAATTTGTCAGAGTGTGTGGTTCGGGAAAATGATACTCTTGAAACGTTGAAACAAAAGGTTAGACTAGCTACCATTATTGGAACTATGCAGGCTACCCTGACTGATTTTAAATACTTGAGGAAGGTATGGAAAGACAACACAGAGGAAGAGCGTTTATTAGGTGTGTCCTTGACTGGTATCATGGACCATCCCGTTTTATCCAAAAATGTAGACAGCAAGCGTTGGCTCGAAGAAATGCGAGAAGTCGCAGTGGATACGAACCGGGAGTTTGCGAACATGCTTGGAATCCCAGTGAGCAGTGCAATCACTTGTGTAAAGCCGTCGGGTACTGTGTCTCAACTGGTGGACGCAGCAAGCGGGATACATGCAAGACACAACGACCACTTTATCAGGACAGTTCGCGGAGATAACAAAGACCCGTTGACACAGTTCCTTATTAATAGCGGTGTGCCATCAGAGAGAGACAAGGGTAAACCTGACAGTGTTACCGTGTTTAGCTTCCCTATGAAGTCTCCTTCGGGAGCCGTTACAAGAACAAAGATGTCGGCTATAGAGCAGCTAGAACTATGGAAGACCTACGCTATACACTGGTGCGAACATAAACCTAGCATCACTGTTACAGTTAAGGAACACGAATGGATGGACGTAGGTGCGTGGGTCTACGAGAACTTTGATGTAGCTTCTGGTGTATCGTTTCTACCTCACAGTGACCACACATATCAGCAGGCACCCTATCAAGACATAGAGCCTGATGAGTATACGGAGTGGCAGGAGCGTATGAACGTGGTTCACATTGATTGGGAGAACCTAGCAAAGTTCGAAAAGGAAGATAACACTAGTGGTTCGCAGGAGCTTGCCTGTTCAGCAGGAGTGTGTGAAATTGTGGACTTGACAGCAGCATGAATTGCTGGCACTGTAAGAGTGAGTTAATTTGGGGCGGGGACGATGACTCAGACATAGATGGATTTGTCATGGAAACCAACCTGAGTTGCCCAACCTGCAACGCATTTGTAATGGTGTATTTGCCAGAGGATGAAGACGATGAGTAAGAAACAAAAAAACACCGTCACGGTGAACGATGTAGAGTATGATGTTGACAAGATGGAAGTTACAGAACAGTATCTTGTCATGCAGATTAGAGATGTACGCGACCAGATAAATAAATTAAATTTTAGGATGGGGCAGCTACAGGCATCGCAGTCAACTTTTATGAAGACGCTTGCAGAAGCGTTAAAGAAAGAAGCAGCCTAATGGATGGTATGGAACCCGCAGTGAGTGACCGTAAGAAGTTCGACCTCGACCTGTCCTATGGTAAGGTTCGCGAACAGCGGGTTGCAGACATGCTCACAGACAAGAAGATAGAAGTAAAGTCTGAGCGAGGCATGTGGGTGAAGACAGGCAACATAGCGATTGAGTATGAATCCTATGGAAAGCCCAGCGGCATCAACGCTACGGAATCTGACTACTGGTTCCACAACCTATGTATAGGGGACGATACTTTTGCAACCCTCGTGTTCGACGTACCATCCCTAAAACGAATCATTGAAAACCTCGACTACAAAAAGTCCGTGAGTGGCGGTGACAACAACGCTTCACGGATGTATCTCTTGAACTTGCAGAAGCTGTTTTCTTCTGATGTAATTAAGGCGTATAAAGATGAGCAACAAGCATCCCAAGGCTGACCTGTTCACCTTGACAGCAAAACTAAACGACAAGGGCAGCGTCGAACTAGACATGGACTGTGTGAACGCCGACCAGTTTGTTCGCCTAATGGAAAAAGACTTGCCAGCTTATGAAGGAACCTTCAAGGTAGCAAGTCTTCTTAGGTATTTAAAGTCTGTAGGAGATGAGGTCCTGAACAAGTCGAGCAGGTATATCTAACCCTTGTGAACTTTTTGAACCTCGAACGAAGCCCGTAGGCTAGACCCCTTGTGACTCTTATAACCGTCCTTGGGGTTTTTCATTAGGCGGTAACTCTTACCGTTCTTCATCCAGTGAAACCCCGGCGGGGCTGGTACAGATTTTTTCATCGTTACATCTTCTTCTTTGTTTTGCCGCCGTACATCATGCCTTCCATCTTGTTCGTCATTGGTGACGGGGCTGACATAACAGACCCCATGCCACCTCGTTTCGAACCGGACTGTTGGGTTCGCGGCATCATAGGGTTCATCTTAGGACTCATGTTGGTATCCGGGTTCATGGGGCTGCGAACCATTGAGCCATAGGCGTAGCCCTTGGCCTTACCGCCACGAGCCATGAAGCCTATGTTGTTACGGACAGGCTTGGATAGTTTGGCAAGTCCCTTATTGCCCTTGGGTATCGGTTTCATCATTGTCTTGTTCCTCATCTGTTGTTGATACAAAGTCTACCACAGCTTCAGCAGCGTCTATCGTGCCTTCTACAGCACCTTCTGCCATGCCCTGAAGTCCAGTAGTCAGGTCGCCCTCACCTTCCATAACTATCTTCTGTCCCTCTTGAGCCAGTTCTGTAAATAGGAAGTTCTTCCAAATATTGTCAAACTTCTGCATATCGTTTCCACCAATTAAGTTAGGTGTTTTTAGAAACTTGTGAAGAATCTTTGCTGCAGCCTTGTCTGTTAAAGCAAGTTTCATCATGCTTATCTGACCAGCTTTAGCGGCAGTAATAGCGTATTCTGTAGCAATGTAGGCGGGGTTA